CACCCTAATAAAAAGGGTAATAAATATATCGGTGATTGGTTTAATAAACACGTTAAGGATTTAAAATGATACTTGTCAGCGGCTGCTCTTGGACGAATCCTAATTTCCGAAGCAATTTTCATCCTGAGATGGATTGCAGTTGGCCTAAATGGTATGATCATATCAACACCAATCAGCGTGTAGTATCGATAGGTTTTAGTGGTTACAGTAACCAAACGATAATCGACAAGGCTTTAGAGCAAATTTATACCAACCCCGATATCACAACTGTGGTCTGTGCACTTACTGAGTGGTCTAGATTTCCTCTTCACGGAACCGAAATCCATCCTGCGTTGTGGGCGCGTGATGCAGAGCTTCGTAAAAAACCCCACAATGAAAGATCGGAGAGGGATTTAGCATCTATAGAGGCTGCACACGGATTTGTCAATTACATGAATTCGTTAATATCCCTAGAGGAAATTGGTAATTGGAACTTGATACATAGTATCGTTAATGCTACCATCTTGAAGTTGAGAACTCTTCAAGAAGTTTGCGAAGGCAGAGGAATAAAGCTAGTAGTGTTTCAGCTAGTACATACAATCCCTTGGCCCTTCATTGAAATTGCTACTGGAGAGATTATAAAAAATAAGATCTTTCAAGAGATGTATCAAAACTCAAGCGATACTTTTTTAGGTTTCCCATTCTTCGAAGAACTGGGTGGAACGAACGTGGAACATTTGCTAATGCGACCACGCAAGGATTATTACGACTTTGTTGTTAGTAAGGTCGACCTGCACCCTAATGCAAAAGGACATAAATTAATTGGAGATTGGTTCAATGAACAAGTGGACTTACATTAAGTTATTGCTTATTATGAGATGGAATATGCTCTTTAAAAAGAGACAAGAAGGAAGTGTATTCATATATGAAGCAGATCAGGTGAAAAAGAAAAGAAATAGACCGGGTCTATAGACCGTCTGGAGGAAAGTAAATGCCGCTACCTATTGAAAAAGCTGTAATAGAGATCTGCGGCTCATGTAACTACAGTTGTTCCTTCTGTCCCCACTCGTTTGACAATGGTAGAGAGAAATCGTTTAGACGGATGATTAACTACAAGATGTTCCTCAACACATTAGATCAGTTGCAGGATTCTAAAGTCAAAGAGATCTATCTTGAAGGCTCTGGCGAACCTACTATGAACAAGAAGCTGCCAGACTTTGTTAAAGCTGGAACCGATCGTGGTTTCAAGATGTCGTTTATCACCAACGGCTTCTGGTTCAAAGACGATCTAATGAAAAAGACTATCGATGCTGGCATGCACTTTGCTCGTATCTCAGTTACTGGATACAATCCTGAGAAGTACGAAGAGCAGATGAGTAAACCTGCCTTCTATGAGGTTATGGATAATGCAAACGCCGCTATTGAATATGGTGGCAATATTGGGTCTTATTCCCTCGTGTTAGATAACGAACAGCAGGACTATGAAGTAGAGCAATATCAAAAGAACTGGATTGATCATGTTCCAGGGATTAAAGCATCCATTTGGAAAATGCATAACTGGTCTGGGCAGCTTGATGTTGATTGGAGATTTGGTAAAAAGAAGCGTAGCTGTGGCCGACCTTTCTCACCCGATCTTATTGTAAGAGCTGGTGGCAATGGTGGTAAGTCTGGTGCTGTTGTACCATGTTGTATGGTTCTAGGTCAAGATAGTAAGGCTGTTATGGGTCACTTATCTGATCAGACTATTGAAGAGATCTGGTATGGTAATGAGTATAACAAGCTGCGTAAAGCACATGAGATGCACGACTTTGATTCTATTGATTATTGCAAGAGTTGTGATATGCTATATGAAGCACCAGAAGCCTTGGTATGGTCTAACTTCAATGCTGATTATAATACCTTGACAGGATCAACATTTACTATGGAACAATTTAGAATATGACACAGATTATTATAGAAGATGATTTCTTGCCTCAGGATGTTTTTGATGCTATCCTTGAGAAGTCAATGCAAGGTACGATAAACCATAACGATCCAGTTAAACGATATAGCTTTGATGTTGACCCCACACCTCAGATAGCTCAATTTCTTGGTAAGTTTGAAAAGCATAGAGGACATAACGATCTAGGCAGAATCATTCACACTTCAGCAATTCCACCTCACTATCAATCTCAACGCCACGACGAAGCTGAATTCAAGATTATGTCTGCAATCATATATCTCGGACCTGAAGTATCACATGGCACGAAGTTCTATATGGATGAAGAGTTTGAAGTAGAGTGGAAACCCAATAGACTAATGGTCTTCTGTGGTGAAACTGGTGTGACGTGGCACGACTATAGAGCAGGCGATGAAGAGCGATTCACATACAATTATTTTCTTGTAGATCCTACAAAGGTTGAGAATGAAACATTTCGAAACACTATACTTAGGTTGTGATAATACTGGTGAGGTTGCAGATGCTAGTAACTGTATAATTAAGTTTGATGCAGAATCATCTGGAGCTCATGCTCTCATCGTAAGTAGATTCTCCCACGAATTATTCAAGATTCAAGGTCTTGCGCAAGAAGGCATTGTAACTACACCTTACAAGATATGCATTCTAATACGTACAGGTCTAATAGGACATAAGTATAGCAAAGCAAATGAGTCTACTGTTGATCATACTATTATGTGGTTTGCTAAGAACTGGCAGCCTCCATCGTGTGGTGTAATATTTTCTTTCTATGAGTATGATGATTTGTTTGGTGTAGAGATACAGCAACCCATAATGACTCAAGTTATATGGCCATTGAACGACAAACTACAATCGAAGAGAGATGGTGGTTATATAACTTATCAGAAGTTTCCAGATGCACTGTTAAAAAGATACTCTCACAAATATGAGAATGCTAAAGAGACTGGTCAGCTTGATGTTATAGATAACATAGAGAAGTTATCACCTTATCCTGTAAAAGAGATAGACTATTCTATGTCAGAGGATGAGATAGCCGAGTTGCTTAAACATTCTAAGATGCACTTTACTTATCAAGGTGCAACATACTTTATGGCAGCTATTATGAATGTGCCAACAGTATGTTATGGATCACCCACATATATGAGCCATCCTAGTAAGTGGTGGGAGTATGGTGAGTTTCATGAAGAGAGTGTTCAAGTAACGATGTGGGGTAACTATAACTATGGTGCACGTATTCCTACAACCAAGATAGGTCAATACGATTTCAAGAAGCAATCTGCTGTACAAAGACCGCAGAGATATCTCTATCATTCTAATACTCCTTTAGAGCTAGAAGGTATTATTAAAGGGTTTCCCTTTATAGTCAATAATGTTGTATACTCGGTGGATGATTAATGAAAGCAGATTTCTTCAATAGAAAAAAGATCAACTTAGATATTACACACAGATGCACATTGCAATGTAAAGCATGTACTAGACACTATCTATTGTCGAGTGGTAAGAAAGTGCCCGGACATGATATGACTGACTATGAGTTTGACTTGGTATTAGAGAAGTTTGAAAACTTCATCTTCTGTGGTAATATATCTGACCCAGTCTTTCATCCCAACTTTCCTGGTTTTCTCAAGAAGATATATGATGCTGATAAGCACGCATGGGTTGCAACATCAGCCTCTCAAAGACCTCGAGCATGGTACAAGCGAGCTTTCGAAGCCAACCCAACTGCTACGTGGGTATTTGGAATAGATGGTTTACCACATCAAAGCCACATGTACAGAATCAATCAAGATGGTGAACATCTTTTTGAAATGATGGTGATGGGAAAAGAAATGGGGATGGATGTTAGATGGCAATACATTATATTCTCATACAACGAAGATAGACTAGTCGAAGCTCAAATGCTGGCTGCCTCACACGATATCAAGATGTTAATAACAAGGTCTGGAAGATTTCCAGCGGACGAACCTTGGATGGTACCAACAGGGGAGAATACTCATGTCAAATTTTAATCCTAGATGCACAAGGCCAAACCCTAAAGACTTTGGTCACAGCGCGCAGGGCTTTATTATTCCTTGCTGTTGGATGGATAGACACGATCTTCCAACCGAAACTATGGATGAAACCCACGAAGCATTGTTTAGTGAGCATCTCCATCTATCAAACAATGATAGTATTGATGAAATTCTATTCAGTGAAGAGTGGCAAGCATTCTACAAGTCAATAGAACAATATGAAACGGCTCCTCCAAGATGTCAGAGAAAGTGTTCAGGTCATGTACCTAAGAATGTTACTGATTGGCAGAGGTAAATTTATAAGTGGATGAAGGGTCATGTTTATCACAAGCAAAACCTATATGATCGATCCTATCTCGTCCACCAATCTGATTACTACCAGGGTAAAACTTATCTTTGTAATCCTCTAACAGACTATTGAATAGCTTTTCATCTGTTTCTGCTTTACGTATTGTATCATACATATCATCTTCATAATACGAATACAAAGGAAACGTTTTAGTTAGAGAGAAAACATCTTCTCTCTGCAAATAAGGTTTAGGCATATCTAAGAAGTAACTATCTAAGAACCCACCTGACATAACAACACTTGGATCTAAGAACCCTGCTTCTACTGATATGTCTCTTAGTTTAGTACCATGATATGGTTGAAACATAGAAACCGTTAAACCATCCCAACCTCTTGCTCTTCGTATAACTCTTGCACTATCAAGTACCATTTCACGTGTTTCAAATGGCATGCCTATAAGTACATTTAAGCTATAGGGAATATTACTATCATTAATAATATCAAAGTAATCGTAGTATGTTTCATTCTTCACAGAACGCAATAAGTACTCATTGCGATATTTCTCGTTACCACTCTCAAGACCAAACGTCATACGGTACAGTCCAACGTCTTTGAGCGCTTGAAGATATTCAGGTCGACAGTTTTCGATTCGTGAGTTAAACCAAAATGGTATATTATACTTGCTCCACATTTCACAGAACTCAAATATCTCACGCTTAGGTCTAGCAAGAAAGCTATCATCCATAAACATAATAAAGTCTGGACCAATTGTATCTATGTAGAACTTTAAATCTTTTTCAATCTGTTTAGCATCTTTTCGACGCATAAAGTTACCAAGATTTAATTTGCTAGAAATCTCACGGCTCGTAGGAGAGTTACAGTAAGTACATTTGTATGGACAACCTCTGTATGTTTCCATACTCACTGCACGATAGAAGTGATTACCACCCATAGGTCTTTGCCATCTCTTATTATCGAAACAACCAAAGTCAGGTGTCACATCGCTTATATTACAAAGAGGGTTTGGCTTATTCTTTTTAATCTTACCATCAGCATCTTTCCACATAACACCATCAACACTAGTAATATCTTTACCTTCTTTTAATGCAGTAATGATTTTCCTATACATTACTTCACCTTCAAAGGTACATATGTTGTTAATGTATGGAGACTTTAGTACTAACTCTGGAGCATTGTTACAAAATACACCACCAATAAGATGAGGAATCTTCTTATCCTCAATGGATCTAAGTAGCATCTCAGCTACGTGAAACACGTCTTCTTGTAAACTCATCAACAGAATGTCTGGTTGATACTCTTCAACGGTACGAACGAAGTCAGGTATAATCTCGCTAGTAGGTTTGATGGTAAAGATCTCATCATCTCGAAGGTCACCTTTGTTACCACGATTGGCACCAATCGAAGCAAGTTTGATATGTCTATTCTCGTACTCGTCACTATACTCAGTGGTCTCAAACACTCTATATTCTACATTTAACTCTTTACTAATAGCGTTGAATATCCCTACCGCAATCGATGGTGACATCATTAAAGGTAAGTTAGGATATACCATCAAAATTTTCATAGGGTCCCTATCTCATATTTCCTGTGTATTTATTATAGCGCAGAACATTATATAGCTCCTGCTTAACAACCACAATTAATTATACAGCTGTTTATTCTATCTGACAACAGTAAAACCTATTAGAATTAAAATAAAAGTAGCAAGTACTTTTCTTATAAATAAATCCAATAGGAGCAGGGTGCTGCGGCACCGACAAAGAAAAACTAAGGTATTTCATGGCCCAGTACGAAGAATTTACTATTGACAAAGGCAGCGATGTAGCTGTTGAGATCCATTTGGTGGACAAAGACGGTTCAACAAAAGATCTCACAGGACATACAGTTTCTGCAAGTCTAAAGAAAACTTATACGAGCGACAGCGCTGATACAATTGTATTTAGTAGCATAGTCGCTAGCCCCGCTACTGATGGGGTGGCCACGATTTCCCTTACAAATACGCAGACAAATGCTCTTAAAAACGGTCGTTATGTTTATGATGTAGAGTTGTCTTATGATGACAGCAATGGTGACACAATTATTGAAAGAGTACTTGAAGGTAGAGTTCAGGTCACACCATCAGTAACCTAGCAGGGACATTATGGCAAGGTATTCGGCAACAGTCACAGCAGGTGGAACAACACGGGCAACTGTGGTATCATCTGGATCAACGACCCAGGTAAAAAAAGTAGTGGTGGGAACACCAATTCGACGCGTTTCTGGTGGCTCTGGTAATATTAACAATATTACTGGTATAAATACACAAGGAGCCGTCAATGGTAGTTTACTTGTATATAGCTCTAGCTCAGGAGTCTGGGAAGCGTCTTTAGACTTAGAAGAACAAAATATTAACGGAGGCAGCTACTAATGGCGGCAATTATTAGAATTAAAAGATCTACCACGGCGAATGCGCCGGGATCTCTGAAGACAGGTGAAATCGCGTACTCACAAGGTACCGGTACAGCTGCCAACGGCGGTGATCGGCTATACTTCGGTAAAGGCGATGATGGGTCAGGTAACGCAACAAGTGTTGTTGTTATCGGTGGTGAGTATTTTCAGAATCAATTAGATCATACCCCAGGAACCCTTACTGCTTCAAGTGCTATTGTAGTAGATGCAGATAGTAAGATTGATGTATTAAACGTCGACAATATTACCATTGATGGCAATACTATCAGTTCGACAGATACAAACGGTAATATTAACCTCGATCCAAATGGTACAGGTGTTGTTGATGTTAACACATCACGTATTACTAATGTTACTGATCCATCCGGCGCACAAGACGCTGCTACGAAAGCATACGTCGATGCACAAGTTGGTGGTGGTAATCTAACATTTACCGGTGACACTGGTACAGACACCGTAAACATTCAAGACTCCGATATTTCGTTTACTGGTGGTACTGGTCTTACAACAGCCGTCACAGACAACGATGTTACGATCAGTCTAGATGATACTGCAGTTACAGCTGGTGACTATGGTTCTTCTACTGCGATTCCAACATTCACAGTTGATGCACAAGGTCGCTTGACAGCAGCTGGTACTGCATCCATCTCTACCGATCTTTCGATTGCTGGTGATACTGGTACAGACACTGTAACAACATCCGACACACTAACATTTGCTGGTGATAGTTTCCTCACAGCTACTGTTACAGACAACACAGTAACATTTACCCATGACACATCTGGTGTTACTGCTGGCACATACGGTTCACAAACCACAATTCCAGTATTTACAGTAGACGCGCAAGGTCACATTGACTCAGCTGGCACAGTTGCGGTTGCATCGACTTTAAACACTGCTGCTGATACAGGTACAGGAGCAGTTGACCTTCTTACTCAGTCTCTATCTGTTCAGGGTGGGACGAATGTCCATACAGTTGCATCAGGTCTAGATGTTATTGTTCACCTAGACTCCGATATTTCAGTCTCCAACTTGACTGTTGCTGATAGCTCCTCATTTGGTGCAAATCTATCAGTTGATGGTACACTGAATCTGGGTAGCACTCTTGACGTAGCTAGCACTGCTACACTCGCAGGTGGATTGGCAGTAACTGGCAACACCACCCTCACCGGTGAACTTGTCGTAACAGACTCCGCAGAATTCCGCAACAATGTTGTAATCGACGGTACGTTAAACGTAGCTGGCGAAACAACAATGACAGGATTGACTGTTGATAACATCAGACTTGATGGTACAACAATCAGTTCAACAGCAGGTAACACAACTCTATATATTGATCCGGCTCCAGTAGGTGACTCGGGTGATTTGGTTATCCGTGGTAACCTTACTGTTCAAGGTACTACAACCACGATCAACTCTACTACAGTATCTGTCAATGACCTGAATATGGTTCTGGCTGACTCAGCAGCCGATGCTACTGAAGCAGACGGTGCTGGTATCACAGTCGGTGGTGCTGGTTATACAGGTACAAAAGCAACCATCACATATGATGGTGCGAACGATACTTGGGACTTTAACAAAGGACTAGACATTGGGTTTGCAGCATTAGCTGATGCAATCAAACTTAATGGTGTTGGACTTGATGAAGTTATCGAAGATCATCTAGCTGGAAACGTATTCCTAGCACATGATTCTTCAGGTCAAGACATTACATACGATGATGCAGCAGGAACAATCACATTCCACAACGAATATGCCACAACTACAAATGTTGGTGTTTCCCGATTCGGTGGTTTTGCTGATGCTGATTCTGCAGATGGTGCTGGATCAAACAGACAGTTCCAAATCGGTGATAAAGGTAATGTCTATATTCAAGAACTTGACGGTGGCACGTTCTAATTTAAATAATAGGGAGGCTATTGTTATAGCCTCCTCCACACCTTTTTAGGGATCTAATATGTCTACTATATTTAAACTAAAGAAATCCGCCGTTGTTGGTAGAAAGCCTGGCACAAGTGATATTCAGTACGGTGAACTGGCTATCAACTATGAAGACGGCAAACTATACTATAAGAACAATAATGATGAAATTAGACATTTTGTTGATTCGGCATATGCTCTTACGCTGATCCAGCAGAACTCTATCGATAGTGCTGACGCTATCACGCTCATTAACAATAATTCGATTGATAGTGCAGACGCCCTTATTCTAATCCAGAATAATTCGGTTGATAGTTCGGAAGTTATTAATCTTATCGATAGTGATTATGTTGCACAACGGCAAGGTAATCCAATTGCTGCATCAAACACTGTTATCCTTGATACATTCTCAGGAGACAGTTCTACAACTGCATTTACACTAACTTCCTCACCGGCCGAAGAACAACACGCATTGGTGTTCATCAACGGTGCTGTTCAACAAACCGATACGTACTCGTTAAACGGATCAACTCTTAATCTTGCTGCAGCTCCTATCACAGGAGATGATATTGAAGTTCGCACAATTCGAGTGCAGACATCTACAGTCAATCTTAAAGAACATTTCCAATACATTTACCAACCATCATCAGAAACAACAACGCTTAATGGTGCTGATATTAACAGCAATACTCTTACGTACGATGTGGGTAAACTAGAAGTATTTTGGAATGGTGCAAGACTCACTAACGGTCTGGACTTCACAGCCACTAATGGATCGTCAATTACTCTATTAGGTGACGCTGCTAATTCAGGAGACACACTTGTTGTTAACTCCTTTGGTGCAGCCACGCTTCTTAGAGACGTCAATTCAACATCACTTTCAACAGATGCAGCAAATCAAGCAATTGATTCTTACAACAAAACAACTAGTCGCACAACAAAATATATTGTGCAGATGACACAAAATTCTCGGTATCATAGCTTAGAAATATTGTTGAATCATGATGGCACAACTGCTTATATCTCACCTTATGCTGAAGTATGGACCGAGAGTGATCTTGGAACAGTAGATGCGGATATCAGTGGTGATTCTGTAAGATTGTTGATGTCACCTACCTACGCCAACACCACAGTAAAAACAATTCGTACAGAGATTGGGGTATAATCCATGAGCGGAAAAATCAAGAAAAGCAATCTGGATGCAGATGTAACAGCAATGATCAACACGTTGATCACTGAAGGTTCCAGTGATGTTTCAACTACAGATGATGTGGCAGAGGGTTCAACTAATCTTTACTATACAGACGCTAGAGCAGACGCAAGAATCACAGCAGCTGATACCGACGATCTAAGCGAAGGTTCAACAAACCTTTACTATACAGATGCGAGAGCAGACGCTAGAATTACAGCTGCAAGCACAGACGATCTGAGTGAAGGTTCTACAAATCTTTACTACACAGACGCCAGAGCAAACGCTAGAGCAGACGCTCAAATCGCAGCAGCTGATACGGACGATCTAAGCGAAGGTTCTACAAATCTTTACTACACTGACGCCAGGGCTGATGCTAGAATCACAGCAGCTGATACCGACGATCTAAGCGAAGGTTCAACAAACCTATACTTTACAGACGCTAGAGCTGATGCTAGAATTACAGCAGCTGATACTGACGACTTGAGTGAAGGTTCAACTAATCTCTACTATACAGATGCTAGAGCTGATGCTAGAATCGCAGCAGCTGATACGGACGATCTAAGTGAAGGTTCTACAAATCTTTACTATACAGATGCTAGAGTCGATACTCGTCTATCAGGCAATAGAACATTTGGCAACATCACAACAACTGGTTATCTTGCTGGTCCAGCTACATTTACAATTGACCCAGCCGCAGTCGGAGACGACACAGGTACGGTCGTGATCGCTGGTAGCTTGCAGGTTGATGGTACTACAACTACAATCAATTCAGCTACAATGACAGTTGACGACCTTAACATCACATTGGCCAGTGGAGCTGTAAACGCTTCAGCTGCAAACGGCGCTGGTATCACCGTTGATGGTGCATCAGCTACTATCATATACGATGGTACTAATGATGAATGGGACTTCAATAAAAATATCCATGTAGCTGGAAATGTTATAGTAAGTGGTACTGTAGATGGACGTAATGTTGCATCCGATGGTACTAAACTAGATGGTATTGCTGCAAGCGCTAACAACTACGTACACCCAACACATCCTGGAGATGATGCAGCTATTGATACCGGTGCTCTTACAGGTGCTACAGTAATATCAGATTTAGATTTAAATATTACTACAGATACTTTAGGACATGTTACAGATGCTAACGCTACAGTAGCTACTAGAACTCTGACACTAGCTAATCTAGGATATACAGGCGCTACAAACGCTAACTACATTACTAACAACAACGAGCTTACTAACGGGGCTGGTTACACCACATACACTGCAAACCAGGCGGTTAACACTTCTAGTAATGTTACATTTGGCACTGTAACAGCCACACCAGCAGCAACGTTGATCGTGTACAATTCAGGTGGCACAGCAGTAAAAACAATTAATGGTATCACGGCTGCATAAGCGTGATAAATAGCAGCAAAGAACTCGATGGAGATTAATCGTGGCAACAACTAAAGCATATGAACTTGCGCAGCTCGGAAATGATCTTACCGTAGATAGTGCCGGTAACCTAGAATTTAACACCACAGTCGATCTCCAATACTCGGGGTTTGATAGTGATTTTGGAGCAAAGTCAACAGCTGATCTAACTGAAGGTAGCAACCTTTACTATACAGACGCCAGAGCAGACACTAGAGCAGACGCTAGAATCGCAGCTTCAAGCACTGACGATCTAAGTGAGGGTTCAACTAATCTCTACTATACAGATGCTCGGGCAGACGCTAGAATTACAGCAGCTGATACTGATGATCTAAGTGAGGGTTCTACAAATCTTTACTACACAGACGCCAGAGCAAACGCTAGTGCAGACGCTAGAATCGCAGCAGCTGATACCGACGACTTGAGTGAAGGTTCAACTAATCTCTACTACACTGACGCTAGAGCTGATGCTAGAATTACAGCAGCTGATACTGACGACTTGAGCGAAGGTTCAACAAACCTTTACTACACTGACGCTAGAGTAGACACTCGTATATCAGGTAACAGAACATTTGGTAACATCACAACAACAGGCTACATTGCGGGTCCAGCTACATTTACAATCGACCCTGCTGCTGTTGGAGATGACACAGGTACAGTTGTTATCGCTGGTAGCTTGCAAGTCGATGGTACTACTACAACTATCAACTCCGCAACAATGACTGTTGATGATCTGAATATTGTGTTGGCTAGTGGAGCTGTAAACGCTTCAGCTGCAAACGGTGCTGGTATTACAGTAGATGGTGCATCTGCTAGTATCACATACGATGGTACTAATGACGAGTGGGACTTCAACAAACAGATTAATGTAGCTGGTAACATTGTAGTATCAGGCACAGTAGATGGTCGTGACGTTGCAGCCGATGGTACTAAACTAGATGGTATCGAATCTGGCGCTACAGCCGACCAGACTGCTGCACAGATTAAAACCGCTTATGAAAGCAATTCTGATACTAATGAGTTTAGTGACGCAGAGCAAACCAAACTGGCAGGTATCGAAACTGGCGCTACAGCCGACCAAACCAAGGCAGATATTGACGCCCTAAATATTAATGCAGATCAAGTTGATGGTTTAGACGCATCAAGTTTCTTGCGTAGTGATGCAAGTGATAGTTTCACTGGTACATTAAGTGGCTCAGGTAGTATTAGCATCTCCGGTGGTGTTACTGCAACTCCAGGTTCATCGTTGGTAGTATATAACTCAGCTGGTACAGCTGTAAACACTGTATACGGTATTTCATCATCGTAAGGAGCTTTAGGGTTCCTTTATAAATAATAATAATTAAGTATGACTTCGAAGCATATACGCCAAACTGGGGAGAGTGAACCGAATGGCCGAGCAAAAGAAATTTATTGTTAAGAATGGCTTAATAGCCTCAGGCTTAACATATCCAACAGCTGATGGTACAGCCAATCAGCTACTACAAACCGATGCAAGTGGTAATTTATCATTTGCAACTCCTTCAACAGATAATTTATCTGAAGGTAGTAATTTATTTTATACAACAGCTCGGTTTGACTCCGATCTTGCAGCATCAAGCACTTCAACTTCTATTAGAGGTTTGTTTTCAGCTGCTGGTGACTTGTCGTATAACTCTTCAACTGGTGAATTCTCATTTGATGTAGAAAACGTATACACCCAAACCAACTTTGATTCTGACTTCAATACTTCATTGGATGCAGCTGCGATTGGTGGCAACGGCCTAGCATATGATGCTAGTACTAACTCATTAAGTATCGATAGTGCAGAATTCACTGCAATGTTGTCTACTTCCGATTTGAACGAAGGTTCAAATCTTTACTTTACAGACGCTAGAGCTGATGCTAGAATTGCTGCTGCGTCTACATCAGATCTAAGTGAAGGTACAAACCTTTACTATACAGATGCACGAGTAGCTACTTATTTAAGTGACAATGATTTTGATACAGCTACTAACATCATTGCAACCATCACAGATGCTGCTCCAGCTACGTTAGACACTCTTAATGAACTAGCTGCTGCACTTGGTGATGACGCTAACTTTAGCGCAACAATAACTGCTCAGATCGGTGCATTACCAGATTCAGCACAAGTTTCTGCTATCATTACTGCAGATGTTGATAAAGCATTTGTCGATGCGTTGAATGTAGATGCTGATACGTTAGATGGACAGAATGGTACTTACTATCTAGATTATACAAACTTCACCAACACACCGAATACACTCGATTCGGGTGATGTTAAAAACATCTTCTCAGCTGCTGGTGATCTAAGTTATAATTCTTCAACTGGTGAGTTTAGCTTCACAGCTGCAACTACTTACGATGGCTTCGATTCTGATTTCAACGCAAAGTCTACATCAGATCTAACTGAAGGTACTAACCTTTACTACACAGACGCCAGAGCTGATGCTAGAATTGCTGCTGCAACAACAGATGATGTAACTGAAGGTTCAACAAACCTTTACTATACAGATGCTAGAGCCAACTCAGCGTTTGATACAAGATTGGCAACTAAAGATACTGCTGATTTAGCAGAAGGTTCAAACCTTTACTATACAACAGCAAGAGCTGATTCAGACTTTGATGTTAGAATAGCAACTAAAGATACAGACAATGTATCTGAAGGTTCAACAAACCTTTACTATACAGATGCTCGTGTAAGCACATACTTGACTTCTAATGATTATGGTACACAGACTGATATTATTGCGGCGATTACAGCTTCAGCTCCAGCAACACTGGACACGTTGAATGAACTTGCAGCAGCATTAGGTGATGACGCTAACTTTAGCACAACAATCACTGGTCTAATTGGTGATCTACCAGACTCAGCACAAGTTTCAGGCATTATTACTGCAGATGTAGACAAAGCATTTGTAGATGCATTGAACGTAGATGCTGATACTTTAGATGGCCAAGATGGTTCGTACTACCTGAACTACGCCAACTTTACTAGCACGCCAAATGTTCTAGATTCTGCTGATGTTAGAGGCATCTTCTCGGCAAGTGGCGATCTAAGCTACAACAGTTCGACCGGTGCATTCAGCATTACAACCGGTGATCACTATGATCAAGCTGCATTTGATAGCGATTTAGGTCTATCAACAACAGATGATGTAACTGAAGGTTCAACTAACCTTTACTTTACAGACGCCAGAGCGGACGCAAGAGTCAATCTGCAGACTGGTGCTAACCTTGATCTAAGCAGTAAGAGCACAACAGATCTTTCTGAAGGTTCCAATCTTTACTTCACTGACGCAAGAGCAGATGCACGAATCGCAGCTGCAAGCACTGACGACTTGAGCGAAGGTTCAACAAACCTTTATTACACAACAGCAAGAGCTGATTCAGACTTTGATGTTAGAATAGCAACTAAAGATACTGGTGATTTAGCAGAAGGTTCAAACCTTTATTACACAACTGCTAGAGCTAATGCAGACTTTGACACTAGACTTGCAACTAAAGATACAGACGATGTAGCTGAAGGTTCAACAAATCTATATTACACAGACACAAGAGCAAATGCAGCAATTGATGCTCGGGTAGACAAAGCGTTTGTCGATGCACTGAATGTAGATGCTGATACTCTTGATGGATTAAATAGCACACAGTTCCTAAGATCTGATATTGATGCTACTCATGCAGCAAACTTAACAGTTGATTCAGATCTAACCGTTCTTGGTTCTCTAAAAGGTCCTGCAAACTTCTACATCGATCCACTACCTTACGATTCGGATGGTGGTACAGTAATTATCCGTGGTGACTTGCAAGTTCAAGGTACAACCACAACAATTAATTCTACTGAAATCTCAATTGGCGACCTTAACCTCAATCTTGCTGATGAGGCGACAGACGCATCTGAAGCGGATGGTGCTGGTCTTACAGTCGGTGGCTCTAGCTACTCAGGCACAAAAGCAACATTAGCGTTCAACGGTTCAACCGATGAGTGGGAATTCAATAAAACTCTTAACCTTACCGGTTCTAACTCGCTTGAGCTTAATGGTGTTGACTTTAAAGAGATTATTGAAGATCATCTTGCTAACAACACGTTGCAAGCTGGTGAAGGTATTGACATCACATATGATGACACTGCAAATACAATCACCATTGCAGCTGAGCTAGCAAGTACTTCTAATGCTGGTGTCGCACAATTTGATTCAGACGACTTTGATGTTGCTTCTGGAGTTGTAACAATTGATACAGTAGATGGCGGAACATACTAGATCATAAATAACGAGTAAGTCTGGGGTATTTTTATATCCCAGACTTTAAACTAATACCTTTTTTAAGGAATTTTGATATGGCGAAGGTCTTACTAAAAAAATCATCAGTATCTGGTAACGTACCTAGTGCTGATGCTCTAACGTATGGTGAAGTGGCTATCAACTTTGTTGACGGCCGCATTTTCTATAAAAATTCCTCAAATGAAGTAAAAAGTTTTGTTGACTCCGATCTGGTGGCTTCAGCGTACCTATCTCTATCTGGTGGCACCGTAACTGGTGCTATAGATATGAGTAACAACAAGATTGTTAATCTTGGGGTACCTGAATCTGATAGTGACGCGGCGACAAAGAAATATGTTGACGATGCAATCGCGTTGGAAGCTGTGGATCCGGATTATCCAGTTGGAGATTATGGTACCACGGACTCTGCAGGAGCGGTTGATGCTTTTGGTGTTTTTACAGCAAGAGAAGCATACGATCATATGAATCCAGCAGGTTCTCTTATTTTTATTGACCATGGCAATCTATAGAAGGAATATAATTCATCATGCCTACAGTAGTACAGTTTAGAAGAGGCACCACAGCACAGAACGATCTTTTCACTGGTGCTGTAGGTGAAGTCACAGTAGATACAACAAAGAGCACTCTTCGAGTGCACGATGGATCTACAGCTGGCGGTGTCGAAATTCTTGAGAAAAATTTAACCAATCAAACAATTGGTGGGGATGTTATTCCTAGTAGCACAAATGCCCATGATCTTGGAGCGGATGCCACTAGATGGAAAGATCTCTATCTTAGCGGAAGTCTGACAGTTGCAGGTGATGCTACGATTGCTGGTAACCTAACATTTGGTGATGCTGCTACAGACACCGTTTCGTTTAGCGCGGATGTTGCTAGTGATATTATTCCTAGTGCTAGCAGCACATATGATATAGGCGCTAGTGGAACAACATTTGCAGAAATTCACGGTGATGCAATTTACGGTGCTGTTACTGGGAATGTGACAGGTAACGCAGACACTGCAACTGCGCTAGAGACAGCACGTACCATTGGCGGTGTATCCTTTGATGGCTCTGCTAACATCGACCTCCCTGGTGTTAACACTGGAGGCAATCAAGACACATCCGGTAATGCCGCTACAGCTACCGCGCTAGAGACAGCACGTACCATTGGTGGCGTGTCATTTGATGGTACAGCTGACATTACACTTCCTGGTGTCAATTCAACTGGTAACCAGGATACATCAGGTAATGCCGCTACAGCAACTGCGCTTGCGACAGCACGAAGCATTGGCGGTGTATCCTTTGATGGTACAGCTAACATTACACTTCCTGGTGTAAATTCAGCTGGTAACCAGGATACAAGCGGAAATGCGGCAACCGCAACTGCGCTTGCAACTGCTAGAACCATTACAGTTGCCGGTGATGTCACAGCGACTGCAACGAGCTTTGATGGCTCAGCCGATATTACACTGACAACTGCACAGGCGGCTAACTCGGTAGATCTTGGTACACATACAACTGGTAACTATGTTGAACAAGGTGCTACATCTGGTAACGGTATCTCTGGATCAGTTAACTCAGAGGGTGGAACATTTACAGTTACATCGAATGCAACAAACTCTAACACAGGTTCAACAATTGTATTCAGAGATGGATCAGGCAACTTCAGTGCCGGCACAATTACAGCCTCACTTACAGGTAATGTTACTGGTAATGTTGCATCAACAGGTTCCAACACAATGGCATCTCTCACTACTACAGGTAATGTAATAGTTGGTGGTGACTTAACAGTAAGTGGTACCACTACAACAGTTGATACAGAAACTCTTCTCTTAGCAGATAACTTAATTACTCTTAACCACAATGAAACTGGTACACCAAGTCAAGATGCTGGTATTGAAATTGAACGTGGAACTTCAACCAACAAAACTCTTGTTTGGGATGAAACAAATGATAGATGGACTGTTGGTACAGAGACATTTGTAGCATCTACGTTCTCTGGTGCATTGAGCGGTAATGCTACAACAGCTACCACATTGCAGACAGCACGCAATATTGGCGGTGTATCCTTTGATGGCTCTGCTAACATCAACCTAGCTGGTGTAAATACCGCGGGTAACCAAGATACATCTGGTAATGCCGCTACAGCTACTGCGCTAGAGACAGCACGTACCATTGGCGGTGTATCTTTCGATGGTACAGCTAACATTACACTTCCTGGCGTCAACTCTGCTGGTAATCAGAACACATCTGGTAACGCTGCTACAGCAACTACATTGCAGACAGCACGCAATATTGGTGGCGTCTCATTTAATGGATCAGCTGACATCAACCTCCCTGGTGTCAATTCAGCTGGTAATCAGAACACATCTGGTAACGCTGCTACAGCAACCACATGGGCGAATGGCAGAACAATCTCTCTTACTGGGGACGTTACTGGTACATCTGGATCATTCAATGGTTCTGGTAACTTGAGCTTCTCAACATCATTGGCTGCAAACACTGTTACTTCAAGCGAGCTATCCGGAGCAACTCAGTTTATAATTTATAACTCAGCTGGTACAGCGGTCAAGAGTTTGTTTGGTTCTGGGTCATAAATAGTATAAAATAGGACAAAGATATGGCTATTCCAACATCAAGAGCGACTTTGATTGATTACTGCCTCCGCAATCTCGGTGAACCTGTTATTGAGATTAATGTTGATCCTGATCAATTAGAAGATCGGGTTGATGAGGCTGTTCAGTACTTTCAGCAGTATCATTCCGATGCAACACTTCGTACTTTCTTGAAGCATGAAGTGACTGCAGATGATGTCACAAATGAATATATCTCTCTTGCAAGTAGTGTCCAAATTGTATCAAAACTGTTTAGAGTTCATGGTGATCGCTCAGTAAGAAACTTCTTCGATATCAAGTATCAAATGCATATGAACGACATTGCAAACATGCACACGTATATTGGCGATCTAGCATATTATGAACAGATGCAGCAATACTTGTCGTTGCTGGATATGAGATTAAATGGTACTCCGCAAGTACAATTCAGTAGAATGCAGAATCGTTTGTACATTCACGGTGAGTTCCAAGATAAAGATATTATTGCAGGCGATTACATTGTAGCTGAGATCTATGAAACAATCGATCCTAATACACATACCAATGTTTATAACGACATGTGGTTAAAAGAATATACAACAGCATTGATCAAGCGTCAATGGGGTGCTAACTTAATTAAATTCGAAGGCATGCAGCTTCCAGGTGGAGTTATGCTTAACGGTCGTCAACTATTTGATGACGCAGGTGCAGACATTGAACGTCTAAGAGAAACCATTCGTCTTGAACATGAGATGCCAGCCGACTTCTTTGTGGGGTAACTGATGGCTACTAATCCATACTTCAGCCAAAATGTAAGGTCAGAGCAAGGGCTCTATGAAGATATTGTCATAGAGTCTCTACAAATGTATGGACAAGATGTTTATTATCTTCCAAGAGACATTGTTAACGAAGACCGTATTCTCGGCGAAGCTATTCAATCAAGATTCAATTCGGGTTACAAGGTTGAAATGTATATAGAGAACGTCGATGGTTTTGACGGTGAAGGTGATCTGTTCACAAAGTTTGGTGTTGAGATAAGAGACCAGGCGACATTTATTGTGTCTCGTCGTAGGTGGACTCAAACAGTTCATAGACACGATAATGAGATTACCGCAATAAGACCCATTGAAGGTGACCTGCTATACATTCCATTCTCTAGCAAGTTGTTTGAAATCACTCATGTTGAACACGAGCAGCCATTTTATCAACTACAGAACTTGCCAACATACAAACTTCGTTGTGAGTTGTTTGACTACAATGGAGAAGATTTTGATACAAACATTAATGCTGTTGATAATATTGAAATTGATTATGCATACTCATATCTACTAACCTTGGATAGTGCATCAAATAATACGTGGGCAATTGGTGAGAACGTCTCTCAAACACTGTCTACTGGCACTGTAGTGTCGGGCGAAGTTTCTAAGTGGTCTGACTCCGATAACATACTACATCTAATCCACGTAGGTGCTGACGATGGCAAGTTCCATACTTTCGCTACAGACAGACAGATTGTAAACACAAAGACTCCTATATCTAAATCAAATGTAACAACTGTAGTTGAGGCAAACAATCTCTCAGCTAATGAAGCAAATGAATTTTATGATTCATTAACAGACTTCTTGGACTTCTCAGAGTCAAATCCATTTGGAGAGCCTTAATAATGTTTGGTAACTATTTCTATCATCAAAGAATGCGCAGATCGGTTGCTATGTTTGGCAAGATGTTTAATGACGTCTACGTGCTTCGTAAGGACTCTTCTGGGGATATCATTAGTACGGCTAAGGTTCCTCTAGCATATGCTCCAAGACAAAAGTTCATTGACCGTATCCGACAGCAGGGTGATCTAAACAATGATCAAAAAGTAGCTATCAAACTTCCTCGTATGTCGTTTGAGATTACTTCTATACAATACGATCCAACTAGACAACTGCAAAAAACAAATAATGTCCTGCGGACTGGGGACGATGCTAATCATCGAGCTAAGATAAACACATCCGTACCTTATATCCTTAACTTTCAATTGAGCATCTTCACAAAGACTCAAGACGATGCTTTGCAGATTGTAGAGCAGATCATACCGTATTTCAATCCACAATACACTTTATCAATTAAACCACTTGATGATTATTCAGACATTAAAGAAGATGTTCCATTAACACTAACAAGTGTCGACTTTCAAGATGATTATGAAGGACCAGTAGAAGCTAGAAGAACAATCATATACACTCTTTCTTTCGAGATGAAAGTTAACTTCTATGGTCCAATTACACAGGGTAATGTTATTACTAAAGC